ATTAAACTGAGGTATCTCAGCATCCTTTTTCCACATCTCGAGTACAGTTTCAAGATTCATAATATAACTCCATTATATGGATCTATTTATTCAATTTCAAAGTAACTAAATTCAAAATTAAGTGGTACACTAAAATATTGTATATCGGCTCTTGTTGATTCTAATGCTATCTCACCTATAGAAGTTAGTCTAGCATCATAGTATGTTATTTCTTTATTAGCATTGTTTTTACTAGTTAATGTATATAGCTTTAAATCCATATCAAGAGGTTTTTGTGTAACATCTCTCGTTAATCTATTTATGTCATTTACTTGTACAGATTCTTTAAGTATTTCATACATCTCTGTATAGTTAACTAAATCTTCGTCTAATATTACATTAACAATTAATTCACCAAATTGTAATCTTTCACCTGGCTGGTGTGTAGTAATAGATTTAAAGGGTACAGCAACACCTGGTAATGATACTTCAGGATGAGTTACACTTGTTACAAAGTATTCTGTCTTAGGATAGAATTTTCTATCTAAGACCATTTTAAATCCCGTTGGTTCTAAATAATTTTCATTTATATTATAAACCATTTATATCTCCTAAACGGCAAAGCTTTCGCCACAACCACAAGATGCTGTTGCATTAGGGTTTATGACTTTTAAATAAGATCCGCCAAGTTCTTCTACGTAATCTATAGTACAACCAAATACAAACATCTCAGCCATAGGATCTAGCCATAGATTTCCTATAGTAGGTTCTTTATCAGTTGTACCCCATTCGTATTGAAAGCCTGAACATCCACCACCTTTTACATTGAGTGAAACGTGTGGGTCTCCAACCTTTTTTAAATATGCTTCTGCATTTTCTGTAAGTTTAATCATGTATGTATTTATACAAAAAAAGGGGCGCGAAAGCGCCCCAGTTAGATAGGTTATCCCTATTCTTATGTGTTTAGGATGTTATCCACACGCATAATTCTGTAGTACTGGTTCTGACGAGCAGTACCTAGGCCGTTAGATGATCCAGGTGTGAATGGGTTTGATGCAAGACCGTATCGTGTCTTGAAACCAATTTTTGGCTGGAATGTATCTTCAGCAACTGCACGCATCATTGTTAATGGTACGTATGGGCAGTAGAAAAGACCGGCGTCGTATGCGTTTGCGCCCTTATAGCCAACAGTGATATAGTCAACTGTTGCATATGGGTCGATGTACACTTTCATGCGACCGTTCAGAGTACCAGCAAATGTGTTACCTGTGTCGTCTACATTCAATGTGTTTGAAGCAAGTACTTGTGAGTAGTCTAACATACCTGTAGCAGCTAGAGCAGAAGCAACGTCAGATGAACATACCATCACGTTACCTTTACCTCTACGAGTATCTTTTGCGATTTGGTTAGCTTCACGATCGATTTGGATGCCGAGACCTTTGAATTTCTCTGCAGACCAACGACCATCAACATCAGAATCAAGGTTAATAATACCTTTCTTAGCGATCTGAGATGATTGAGCACCTGGCTTAGCGTGAGCGTTGATCACACGAATGATTTCGCGGTTGATCTCAGCAAGAATCTCAGTTGACAAGATGTTTGCCAATTCTGATTCTGCGTCTAAACCGTGGATCGCTTTAAGATCCTGAGCCAACTCTAATGAGTACTCAGCTTTTAGAGCACGTGACTTTGCAGTCACAGTTTGACGCTCAATGCTGAATGCCATTTCTGCGAAGTCTGTTGAACCTGATGATCCAAGAGCTTCAGCAGAGTCTGTTGCCATACCTGAACCAAATGTTGGGCCAGTTCGCTCACCGCCGGAATCAAGACCGTCAAGGCCTGAACCGTCAGTTGACTGAGCAGCACCACCCGCTGGTGTAACTTGTGTACCAGAGAATGTTGTGTCGGCTTCGTTGTATAGAGCCTCTGTACCACCTTGAGTTGAGTACTTTGACTTCATTGCAAAGATAAGACCTGTTGGGCCGTTCATAGGCTGTACAGATGCTAAATCGTGAGCAATTAGGTTTGGAGCAGCACGACGTACCAAGCTGATCAATACTGGATCCCAGTTATTGATGCTAGCGCCTGTTGCGTTTGCAGGTGCGGCTTCGTTTAGTTGAGCGCGTTCTTCTGTAAGAGCACGTTCGGTGTTTTCCAACAGAGCGGCAGTTACCTGCTTCCGATGGTTGTCTTTAATGGTGCCAGCTGTTTCTTCGTTAAGAACTGGGGACCACTTTTCGACCAAGTTAGAATAAGATTCCATCTCTTGGATCTCCCTTATTTAGATGTTTTTCTGATTGCTGACAAATACTGAGCCATAGTTGCAGAAACTTCTTCTGTATCTGCCTCTGAGTCAACATCTGTTTCTTCAGCAATAGTGGATTCCACGGCTGGCGCCGCAAAATGTGCTTCTTTGACGGTTGCCACTTTCTTAGCGAAAGTTTCTTCGTCATCGAAATCGATAGATTCAACAAGACCTGCAAGCTTTTCAGCTTGTGTGTCAGGAAGATCTTTTGAAGCTTCAGCTACAATAGCTGCACGCTTATAATCTTCTATTGTCTTGGCTTGCTCTAGCGCTTCTTCCGTACGAACATTTAACGCTTCTTCGAGCTCTTCGACTTGATCAGATAGCTCGTCGACTAAGTCGATTTTGCTTTCTGGCACTTCGATATAAGACTCTGTGAATACGTCTTTTAGTTTGTTCATGAAAGTTTCAGCGATTTCAGTACGTAAACCAGACTGTACAGCCAGTTTATTGTCTTCCATCCACTGTTCAACTACGTAGTTTAGGTAAGAATCTACTTTTTCTACGAGATCAGATTTTGTTGCTTTAATCTCTTCAGCAAGCTCATTAGCGTAGTTCTCTTCCAATTTGGTGATTTCTTCGCTTAATTTTGCTTTCATAGCTGATTCGAAAATTACGGCAGTTTTCTCTTTGAACTCTTCTGAGAGAGTTGCTTCAGATTCAACTAGTGCATTTAATTCGCCTTCGTAGTCATAAGCAACTTCTGGGTTTTCCATAATTGCTTTTTCGTCGTCTACTTCAACGTCGTCATGCATTTTTCCGTAAGCGGCTTGCAAAGATGCCTTATTCATTTTGCTCATCTTTGTGTACATAGCCTGCAACATACCTGCTTTTGTTTTCGGCATTGGTTCATGTGTGCCCTGCTTAGGTGCTGGCTCTGGAGCCTTAGCTGTTTTACCAGCTGCGCCTTTTACAGATGCGACAGATGCGTCCTCTGCGTTCTTTGGGTCGTGAGCCTCTTCCACAACGTCCTCGTCATGGAGATCTGCTTCGGTGACCTGATTTTCAAGATCAGACATGCTATTCTCCTTTACATGCTCTTTTGTTTGAGTAACGAGAGGAAATTCTTATACTCACGAACCTGTGTCTCATAGAGATCAGTGCGTGGAGCTTGTTTAATTTCAGTCTCCATTTTTTCAATTGTCCTAGCCTCAATAATGCCATTATTCCAAACCCAGTCTACACCTTCCATAATTCCATTAACGAATGCATTCGGTGCGGATGGATCTTGCACGATATCTACCGTGTTAAGAATAAAGTCGTCTTTAACGACCGCTGCGCCATTACGCTGCTCAAGACTTCCCATACCACGAGTTGACACGCCGAGTTGAACACCACCTTCCAACAAACCTTTTACAATTTGCCCCATAGGAGTATCCAGCACTTGTGCCTTGCCCATCACATTATTACCCTCAAATTGAAGATCGGTAATTAGATGGGAAACTTTGTCTAAATTAACTGTTGGGCCTTCCGGATGGTTTAGCTCTCCAACAGATCGTTTAGTACTAACCTGATCGTCAACATATTTGTTGACGGCTTTTTCTAATATATCCTTAGGATAAATTCTACCATTACGGTTTTTTGAATCGGCCATAGCAAAAACACCCTCGATAAGATATTTCTTCGAGCCATCTTCTTTTTTCTCAACTAAACATTGAACGTCTGTTTCGTTGTATTCTGTAATAAGTTTCATTTTTATCCCGACTGTGATATTTTTGTTACATTTATTTATAACAATTTAATCTTCTACTTCTGGTTCCTCATCACCAGTAAAACCTGGTGTTTCATCAGTAAATTCTTCTGCGCCATCTTCAGGAGTTTCCTCCTCTTCGACGTCATCTTCTAGATCCATTTCTAATTGCTCTTCTTCTTCAGCATCTAAGCCGTTATATACTTGTTGAGCAATAGCAATTTTCTCAGCATCTAATGCCGCAGTCATTCTATCTCCGATTAAGTCATTAAAAGTTGTTTGTGCTCCAGCAAAGTTTTTTGAAAATATATTATCTACCATTGATTCGATAGGATTTACTTCAGGTGCCTCTGCTTCGGGCTCCATTACTTCGGCTTCATCGTTCATTCATTATCTCCTTGTGTTTCTGCTTCGTCGTCTACTTCGACTTCGCCAGATTTAATTTCACCGTCAATTTCTTTCTTAATACGTTCAGCTTCTTCATCGTCAAGCATTAAGATATTTTTCATTACCCATTCTTTTGAGTAGTATGTACCTACATAGTTTTGAGCTAAATCCATTGTTTGTAAACGTTCACGGATAAGTTCAGCGTCACGTAATTCAGCAAAATGGTTATCATGAGCAAATTCTACAACTAGATCATTTGCCCATTCTTTCCAATCCTCATCTGCAATAATACCCTTTAAGATAAGTTGCTTACGAAGAATTTCTAAGAATAACGCACCAAATCTACGACGTAAACGTTCGATAAACTTTTGAAATTTAAGTTCATCTCTATTAATTTCAGTTGATCGACCAAGTATATTGGCTGATTGGTCTTGCTCAAGACGTGAGATAGGGACGTTTAGAGATTTATATAGACGTTTTTGGAAATAAATTATATCGTCAATTTGTCCAAGGTTTTCACCACCTGGCAATGTACTAATCTCAGTTCCTCGTCCACCTTCCTTACGTGGTAACCAAAAATCTTCAAGCATTGACATATGCTTACGGTCATCTTTTAATTTACCGGTTGTGGCATCGTACACTAGTTTGTTACGGTATTGAGTCATGATTTTTTTCATGTACTCTTCTGCCTTACCGGTTGGCAAGTTACCTACATCAATATAAAATATACGACGTTCAGGTGCACGTGCCAGACGATAGATGACTAATGAGTCTTCCATCATTCTTAACTGGTTTAATGGCTTTAGTGATTTTTGAAGATATGATATAACTCTTTTACGATCCTGATCTAATAGACCAGATGTAACATAACTCACGGCGTCTGTTGTAAGTTTAACGCCTTGTTTAGTTTGACCTGGTTTCTCTTGGTAGATAAAGTGTTCATCAACCTTTTCAATTAGTTCAGCACCTGTAATCGGGTCTTTCTTCTTTTTAATCTCTTTTACTTTACGTATCTTCGTAGCATCAATAGGACGTATATCTTGTATACCTAATTTTACGTTTGCTTCGTTAACTACGAGATGATGATAAATTCGACCGTCTACATACCAACGACGGAAGATGTCATGCCCTAGTTCATTAAACTTAAGCATTACACAT